GAACTTCATGAAGAAAATCTTGCAATATACAAGAAACTTGCACCGAAAGCAAAATTGATTTGGCTGAACTTTTATACAAAGAAGTACGATGTTACACAAGACGATTTGCAGAATTATATGTGTTACACGCAGAAGGGATATGGTTACGGTAACATTACATACAAGGTGTTAAGTAATCCGTTCAATTTCACAGAAGATGAACAGGCTCTGATTTGCGATGGTGGCAATCTTTGTTTTGGTTATCGTAAATTGGGCAACTTAATTACGATTTATATAGATTAAGGAGATATTAATGAAGTATATGGGAAGCAAGTCTCGTATTGCTAAATATATTGTTCCAATATTACAGGAATGTATTGACAGCAATCATGTGACTACATACATAGAACCCTTTGTTGGAGGGGGTAATGTAATTGATAAGATTCGTTGTCAAGAGCGTATAGGTTCTGACATAAATCCGTACCTGATAGCATTGCTCAAAAGAGTACAAGAAGGAAAACCTTTACTTGATGAAGTGTCGAGAGATACATACAACCTTGTGAGAGATGCTTGGAAAAACGGGACAGATAAAGACAAATACGAACAGTGGTATGTTGGAAATGTAGGTTTTCTTGCTTCGTATAATGGCAGATGGTTTGATGGCGGGTATGCAAAGCCTACCAGTATAAAAACACCTAACGGTAACAAAATCCGTGACTATTATCAAGAAAGCAAGCGCAATCTTGAAAAACAAGCAAGCGATTTATCGACAGTATCATTGAATTGCATATCTTATGAGTGTTATCTTAAAACAGACTATTCAGGTGTATGCTTTTATCTTGATCCGCCATACTTTCATACGAAAGAATTTGGAATTGCAACAAACTTTGATCATATTGATTTTTGGAATTTTGCAAGAAGATTGTCAAAAAAATAATTATGTATATATAAGTGAACAATATGCTCCAAATGACTTTGAAACAGTATGGTCAAAGCCTGTATTACGAAGTATTAACGCTCAAAATAAAGAACATAAAACCGAATGTTTGTTTAAATGGAAAGGAGAATGATAAATGATTCATTTTGTGAGCAGAAAACAGATTGACGCCATCATTAAAGAGTGTCAAAAGTTAGATGAGCTAATGGTACTTGTCGTAATGCAAGAAGATGGAAGTGGTTTTACTGTTGTGTGTGATCATATTGTATCGCATTGTGATGATTTGATTTACACACACATAACAAAAGGATATGCTTCGTTTGTATTTAGCAATAATAGTAAGATTGAAGTGGTTACAGACAAATACAAAGGTAAAGGTGAGAAATACAATAGTATGATTATAGACAAAAACATTGACTCGGAGCTTATTAAAACCTTCTGCGCTCCGTCCAATCTATCTTACAAAGAAAAAATGGAATTAAGAAGGAGAATGATAAATGTATATTGTACAAGTAAGACACATACAGGATAAAAACGCAAAAAGATATACATGCAAAGTCCCAGATAATGAATCTCTTAATAAAGGAGATATGGTTCTGGCACGAAATGCTAATGGCAAAGAAAGTGTTGCGATTTGTGTTACAGATAGCGAAAACCTTTCGACTAATGCCATTGATATGATTATGTGTGGTGCTGAAGTGCTGAGCGAAGTTATTGGAATATATAAAATTTATAAGTTTAAAACTGAATCCGAGATAGATTTGGAAAATACCGCAAGTGAATACACACAAGCAATGGCAAAATATTGTACAGCAACAATTCCAGAGGTGTAAAAATGGCAGATAAAACACGAGTTTTACAGGAGTGCGACAATGAAAATTATTAGACAAGGCAAACCTGAATTGCAAGTAGTTGAAACAATGTACACAAAAGAATGTTTGAGATGTCATTGTCAATTTCGTTTTAATATCAATGAAACACATTATGGAGACCTTATATATGATAACTGCATGTATGTTCGGTGCCCGTGGTGTGGACATGAAATTAAAGAATATTTTTAAAAGAAAGATTTTAATATGTTGCAAATGCAACAGAAAGGATTTATGATGACTCGAAAAAGATTTAAAAAACTAATGTATTCACTTGGTTATCAGCGTAATAGTATTAACCAATGGATATCTCAATTCCGAAAAGAAAACGGTTCAGATAGTAGATCGTACTTATTCTACTATTTTTATTACCCATATCTTCATTATCGTGAAAATCTTGACTACTTCTTTGAGTCTGGAGAAGGCTCTTTCGATAAATGCAATGACATATTCAATACGGATTGTGATTGGGTGTTTCAACACTTGCGTCAAGCAGTAAATGAAGATGTTTTACAATCGATATTATATGAATAAATTGTTTAGTGTGGTAGTTAAATTTGCACACAGAGGTGAATGAAATGATTCAAATTATTAGAGAAGGTAATTTAAAAGAACCAGTAATTAGATTTAATTGTCTTAGATGTAAGTGTGTTTTTGACGCAGATAAGGATGACTACAAACTGATATTAACTTCAGACGATTTGGCGTATATAACAGATTGTCCGCATTGCCACAAGAGAGTGGCTCGTATGATGATAACAGATAGGAGACATATATGATTTACTATTTAACTGATAGAACTCTTGCAAGAGCAATTGAGCGTTGCAGTAACGAAAATTATAACTACCTTATTGTCCTTAAAGATAACAGAAATTTTGACGAAATTGCTGTTTCGATCCTCGAACAGGCGATTAGGAGCGATACATACTTAAATACTTCGTCATATTTAACCTATGACCGTATTTCCTTTAGAACAGGCACAATCACCATCTACAAAGATTCGTTGATTACAGACGATTTTAAGGGCGTTTATGACGAAATACTCGTTGACGAATTGGTAGAAGATAGTAAATGGGGAATTCTTGCCAAGCATACAAACAGGCACGGTTCATATAAGGAAACGTACAAGTCAAAGGAGGGACTCAGTTTTGCCTAAAGAGATTGACTATAAGTCTTTACTTGGTTTTATACAGGACAGCCCAAACGCTGGTGTTTCACTGACAATATCTGAAAATGAATTTGACCAAGCGGTTAAAACTATTATATCGGCATTGATTACCAACGATACACCGACAACGCAATTAGTTAGCTACTTAGAATATAGAGTTCATTATATTTACATTGAGTTTGTTAACGAGGCAACGCTTGAAATAAATACGATTGAGGGCTGATAAAATGAAAAGAAAATCTATCCCTAAATCAGTAAGGCTTAAAGTATATGAGAAATATAACGGACATTGTGCGTATTGTGGTTGCAAGCTCGAATTGCAGGATATGCAAGTTGACCATATTCAGAGCGTGTACTGGTATAGCGGCGCAAACGATATTGAAAATTATAATCCTGCTTGCAGAATGTGCAATTTTTATAAATCAACAATGCCTATTGAAGATTTCAGAAAGCAGTTAGGCAAACTAACTTCAAGACTCGAAAAGACTTTTATTTATCGTTTAGCGAAAAAATATGGTTTAATTCAGGAAGTTGAAAAGCCTGTGAAATTTTATTTTGAAAAGGAGGACAACCAATGAACGACTATAAAACCAGACTTTTATTCGAGTATAAAGAACTCGTAGATAAGATTAGTAAACTGAGGGTGTTTCTTAATAAATGGGACAACGGACAACTTTCGTTTGTCCCAAAGCCCTCAAGGGCAATCTACTCAAGGCAACTTGAAGCAATGTGTACTTACAAGATGTGTCTTGAAAGTAGAATGCTGACGGACAGAATATCCTTTAAGGAGGTTGAAGATGTTTAAATTTAAACCATACATAACGGTTATTGGGGAAAACGGCTTAACGGTAGATTTTGAGTTGTCGCAACTCAGCACCTTTATGGCAAACAATATTGATATTGATAATGGGTTAGTTTGGTGTAATGAAGTCTATATTGAAACTAAAGCGATTGATTTATCAGTTCTCGAACGCAGATGTTCTCGTTTTAAATTGTTTGCCGACACTGTTACACAGATTATTCTTCATCCTTATAGAGCAAAAAGCAAATCTCTAATCTTGCATTTAGACACCGATGCCAAAGTTATACATAATAAAGACACGAACACAATTATTATTTCCAACTTATCAGATATAGAGAGGATGATGTAATGAGTAAAATAAAACAATCAATGGAGATAGCAACTAACAGATATAAAGCAAAGCCAATTTTTGCCGAAGAAAAAAAGTTTATCGAATCACGATTACCTCAAATTGCACCTTTTCCAGATGCGTGTTGGATATATGGCGGCGATACAAAAACTGTTTGGGTAGATTTATATTCTTCAGATTATTTACTGAAATTTAAAGTTGAAAATGGAGGGAAATTTTCTGTAATAAAAGACAACAGGTCTTTATTTAAAAACTACACTCCTGTGTCACTGGAAGATACATTAGAGCGTGAAAAAGAACGAGTAAATAATTTATATAATAAATGTGTAGACAGACTATCTGATTATGTAAAAAACAATCCCCAAAAGATATATAAGATAAATCATTCAGGTGGTAAAGATAGTGAACTCACAATGGCTATTTGGAATGATATGTTAGATATTATTGGTTTTGCACCTGATTATGAATTTGTATTTTTCAATACTTCAAACGAAACAGCAGATGTATATAAAAGAATTAAGCAAATCCCCAAGATTAGGATTGTAAATCCCAAAACAGGATGGAGACAATGGATACAAAATAAGAATTACATGCTGCCTTCAATATTCAGACGCTCCTGTTGTTCCGTGTATAAAGAAGGACAAGCACAAAAGGTATTTGACAAAGAAGCAGAAATTGCACAGGTATTAGGTGTTAGAAAGTTTGAAAGCACTAAGCGAGCAAAATATGAATTTTTTATGGATTATGATTTTAATAAATCTTTATTTGGTTCTTCGTGTTTTCCAAAAAAATGGATTAAATTAGCTCCGATTATAGATTTACAAAATATAGATGTGTGGCTACTCCTGATGATAAAGAATCTACCAATTAACCAGAGATACTTAAATGGTGCAAATAGAGTTGGATGTGTAATCTGTCCTTATTCTTCAAACTATGAAGATGAATTAATAAAAATACATCAGCCACATCAATATGAATGGTTTGTTAAGGCTGCACAGCAACAATATGATGTAGCCACAGGCAAAAGGTTAGGGTATACCAAGCAAGAATGGGTGAATGGAGCTTGGAAAAGACCTGTGTGTAAAAACACTGCTTTTCTAAAAAGGCAGCCAACCGAAGAAAATGTGAGATGGTATGCCGAACTTAAAGGACTCTCAGAAAATATGGCTAAAAAATATTTTAATAGAGTTTGTGGAAATTGTGGTTGTGTGATGAAGGAAAACGAAATTGCTATGTTTTATAAGTTATGTGGTCGCTTTGAGAATAAACCAGATAATAGAGAAGTTTTATGTGCTAAATGTTTTTGCAAACAATTTGGTATAACTGCCGAAGAGTACAGGCAAAAAAATGTTGAATTTATAAAACAAGGATGTAATTTGTTTTGATAAAAATACATAGAAAGGAAAACTAAATGGGTAAAATCACAATCTTACCAGAAACAACCATTGATCCAATTTCGTTAATGGGCAGACGAGCAGGTATATGTTGGGGAAAAGATATCACAGACAGCGAAAAAAACTACAAACGAGGTCTTGATTGTATTAAATCTAATCACGGTAGAGCGTTTGAATTTGTAAACATTGAAGCAATTATTGAAGGTTACTCAGCAAGAGTAATTAGGGAATGGTATACACATATCGGTGGCAGTCCTACACGACTTCAAAGTAGCACAAGATATGTCAACTACGATAACTTTGAATACATAATTCCCAAAACAGTACAGACTGAAGAACAGAAAACTTGGTACAACAACGCTATTGACACTATCAGCCAAACGCTTAAAAATCTTGAAGAAAGTGGTGTCAAGAGAGAGGATGCTGCAATGTTACTTCCGTTGGGTATGACTACTAAAATTGTAGATAAGCGAAATGTTAGAAGTGTTATCAGTATGGCAGAACAGAGAATGTGTTCGAGAGCGTATTGGGAGTATAGAGAACTCTTTAACGAATATATAAAGCAGTTAAAACTCTATTCGGAAGAATGGGCAACATTAATTCCAATGGTGATGAAACCAAAATGCGATGTGCTTGGATATTGCCCTGAGAAATACAGTTGTGGAAGAAAACCACAGAAAAAGTGATAAATTGTGGGGAGTAAATATATCCTACTTAATAGTAATTTGTTCCCCAATACATTAATACAGGAGGAATTATTTGAAAGATTGGACAGGAAACAGTAAAAGTGTTCATTCCGTTTTAGGAGCTTCTAACCACTCTCTTAAAGAGAGGGAAACAAATGATTATTATGCCACAGAACCTAAAGCTGCTGAACTTCTACTTCAAGTAGAAGATTTCGCTCCTGACATTTGGGAATGTGCTTGTGGAGAATGCCATTTGTCTAAAGTGTTTGAGGCTCACGGTTACAATGTTAAGTCGACAGATTTGATTTACCGTGACGGAGGAATGTCTGAAACATTCGATTTTTTAGCAGAATCAAAACCTAATTCGTGGAACGGCAGTATTATTACAAACCCACCTTATAAATATGCTTATGAATTTGTAGAAAAAGCGTTAGATACAGTTACAGAAGGCAACAAAGTGGCAATGTTTCTTAAATTGCAATTTCTTGAGGGTAAGAAACGAAGAAAGTTGTTTGATAACACCCCGCCACAGACAATCTATGTATCAAGCTCAAGACTTTTGTGTGCCAAAAATGGAGAATTTGAAAGCACAACATCAAGTGCTGTAGCTTATGCTTGGTATGTATGGCAGAAAGGGTATAAAGGGAACACAATTGTTAAGTGGATTAACTAAAAGGAGAATGATATGCGAACTATTGTTAATATGATAACAATTATAGTGCTACTGGTATGTGTAGCACTTAACATAGGTGCTACTGTTTACGAACACAAGACTACATATCCAAACAAAAAAGCATTACAAAATATTTATTGGTACACATACCTTATTGTACTTGTAGATATTGGTATTATGTGGGGTGTACAGATAGGAAGTCATTTTTAAGGAGGTATATATGAAATACATTAAGAAAGCAATGCCGATTGAAGCCTTTCAGTATAAAGGAGACTTCACTATTCCTATATGGGCAATTAAAGCGTATAAAGACGGTTTGCTTTATTTTAAAGATGATGGAAGTTTATATATTCATACACTTAAAGGTGAAATGAAGTGTGACTTAAATAGCTACATAGTTCAGGATGTCAGAGGCGAGATTTATCCTTGTAGACAGGATATCTTTGAGGAAACATATATGGCGGTGGAAAAATGAAGAAAAGAATACTTACTTGCGTTACAGTTATCATTATAATTTCGGTATTGATTAGTGGTTGCGTATCTGGTGAAGCATCAACTAAAACCAGTGATATGTTTGAATACATAGGACGAGATACAACGGCTGGTGCCAAAATTATCTATGATAAAGAAACTAAAGTTATGTACGCCGTTGCTAATCACAAATCTATAACTTTACTCGTTGATGAAAATGGTAAACCAAAACTTTGGAAAGAATAAAATTTAGGATTTAAAAGGAGAATAAACAAATGGAAAGATTTATTATGCCAAGAGGAACAGGAAAGACATATCAGTTGATTTTAAAAAGTGCTGAAACAAACCAGCCAATTCTTGTACATAACGATATACTAAAGAAATATGTACAAGAAATTGCGAATATCCACAAAATCGAAATTCCTACCCCAATTTCAGTAGGTGATATCTTATGTGATAAGTACAGAGGCAGACATTATGATGGGGTGTTGGTTGATGAATTAGAAACAGTTATGAGACAGTTTGTGTTATACTTTTTGTCAGCTCCTATGACTGGATATTCAATGAGTATTGATAACTAAAGGAGTGTTCGCTGTTGTTTTACATTACTGGTGATTTACATGGTGAATATGACATACACAAACTAAGTTCTAAACGATTTCCAATGGGCAACAATTTAACACGAGATGATTACCTAATTATTTGTGGTGACTTTGGCTTAGTGTGGAATAATGGAAATTCTGAAATGTATTGGCGAGATTGGCTTAATAACAAACCGTGGACAACCTTGTTTGTAGATGGAAACCACGAAAAATTCCCCTTACTGAATCGTTACCCTATAACTAAAAAGTGGGGTGGAAAGGTACATCAGATTGCAGATAATATTTATCATCTAATGCGTGGACAAGTGTTTGAAATTGACGGCAAAACATTTTTTACAATGGGTGGTGCATCGAGCCACGATATACAGTATCGCACAAAGAATGTTGACTGGTGGGAAGAAGAACTACCCAATGAAGCTGAAATGCAGGAAGGGTTGGCAAATCTTGATAAGTATAACTGGAAGGTAGATTGTGTAATTACGCACTGTGCTCCAACCGAATTTATCGCCAGTTGTATCAATACGAGGTACAGTCCGGACACTTTAACCGAATACCTACAGCACATCGATGACAAGTTGGATTATGAACATTGGTATATGGGACATTACCACCTTGATGTTATATTTGGTTCGGATTCAGAAAAACAAAAGCATATTTTGTATAACTATGTGGATGTGATTGATTAACACGGAAAGGATGACGAATATATGGAAATGGTAATTTGCCTTATGTCACTTTATTTATTGAACGCAAATGGAATTATAGTACCTGATGGATGCTTTATTATTGCATGGAGTTTTTCTATTGTGACTGCAGTAGCAACTTTACTTTCAGCAATTGGTCAAGTAATGAGCGATAAAAAATAATTAAGGAGAACAAATATGGAAATTAAAATTAAATATTTTACAGACATCGAAAAGATTAAACAAATTCCAAACGGAGATTGGGTTGATTTGAGATCAGCCAAAGATATCACACTTAATAAAGGCGAATTTGCCATTATTCCACTCGGAGTAGGAATGAAGTTGCCGTTTGGCTATGAAGCTCACATTGTACCAAGAAGTAGCACTTACAAGAATTATGGCATTATTCAGACAAATCACATGGGAGTGATTGACAACTCTTATTCGGGTGATAACGACCAATGGGGTATGCCCGTAATTGCAATGAGAGATACAACCATACATAAAAACGATAGAATTTGTCAGTTTCGCATCACACAGAAACAGCCTGATTTTGAGTTTACAGAAGTAGAATGTCTTGACACAAAAAGTCGTGGCGGCTTTGGCTCAACAGGCAAGCAGTAAGGAGGAATAACTGTGATTACATATAATGATTTTGAAAGATACCTTGCCAAAATTCAAAGAATCCATGAACTTGAAGATAAGATTTTGAATCTTGGCGATGAGTATAGTGATTTGGTCTTAGAGTATGTATCGCCATTTGCATATCATGGTGTAACTATGGAAGATGAACTTATTGACTGTCTCGAAAAAGGTTTAAACCTTAAGCCTGATGAATACGGTGAGACTTGGATATCGTATTGGGTTTGGGAGACAGATTGTGGTCAAAGAAATACAATTGTAGAAATTGACAATAAAGAAGTGAATATCGCTGAAATTGCTAACTTATGGAAAGTTATCGAATGGGAGATTCAAAATAATTGGAATACCTTTGTGGATAAATTTAACGCAATCCCTTCGGTGAGTCATTTTTATGCAGAAGAGATGGAAAAAGTTAATTTAGCCCACAACAAAAAGCCAGAATAATATAGAGCGAATAGGAGATATATATATGCAGAAAAAAACGAAAAAGAAATTAAATATAAAGCTTGGTTTGATTATTCTTGCCATTATTGTTGCCGTTTCAATGATGTTTGTATTCGGTTTCAATGGCGTTAAAAACAAGGCGATTTCTTACGAGGAACAAATCAGTACGGCGCAGTCTGACATTAAGGTTCAGGAAAAGCGCAGAGCAGACCTTATACCTAACCTTGTTGATTGTGTTAAACAGTATGATAAACACGAATACGAAACCCTAATGTCTGTCGTTGAGGCAAGAGGCACATCGTCTGATAATTCTGTAAACGAGATTCAGACTATGATTAACGCAGTCGCAGAGGCTTATCCAGAATTAAAGAGCAATGAAAACTACAAAGAATTGATGTCGGAACTTACAACAACAGAGAATTTGATTGCAAATTATCGAAGTAATTTTAATAAGTTTGTTAAATCTTATAATCAGTATATAAGGCAATTTCCGAATAGTAATATTCTTGATATGCTTGGCTATGAGGTGATTGAATATTCATACTTAAATTATGATGTGTCGGAAGATGCACCAACAAATCTTTTCGGAGATTGACCTATGGATAAGAGGTTAGTAACCATGCGTGAAGTCCTCTTTAGTATTGTCATTATTTCTGTAATGCTTGTGTTTGGTTTTATGATTTCATCCGGAATAAGTAATTCTTTAATGAATGATTATCAGGAATACAATACAGCATTGCAGATAGACAATAACAAAGATGTGTTTCAACACGGTATGAGAACAAATATAGGTAATGCTTTCGTATATGGTAAACTTAAAGCTATTGATACAGTTTCTTATAACGAAATTGAGGGAGACTTTTCCTACATAAAGAAAGTTAAAGAGAAATATACAAGACACACAAGAACGGTAACAAAATCGAGAACCAACTCAAAAGGCAAAACCGAAACATATACGGAAACAGAAGAATATTATACTTGGGATTATGTTAGCGAAGAATCAAAAAGTTCTACAAAGATTGATTTTATTGGTGTTGAGTTTCCTTATGATACAATTCATTTACCAAATGAAAGAGAAATAAAAACGATATATATAGATGGTGATTGGTGGCATTCATCAGGAGATATAAGATATGTGTATTATGCTGCTCCTGCTGAATGTAAAGGAACATTATATGCTGTACTTAAAGATAATACAATTTCTAATGTTCACTTTTATTATGATAAGAATATTGAAGATACAATCGAAAGCCTTGAGTCCGAATGGCAGATAATAGTTTTTTGGATTTTTTGGATATTACTTATAGGTGGATTGGTAGTAGGTTTTTATGTCATTGATAATAAGTGGCTTGAAGATAGAAAAAAGGAGAGAAGTGAATGGCATCGAAAATGACGATTGGTTATATATCAAGACGAAATTTGGAAATGAACCCTCATTTCGCCGAAAGATTCAAATTTACAGAGGCAACTTTTACAAGAAAAATAAATTCTCGTGGAGATAAGGTTTATTCAAAGATGCTGCTATATCCGGTTGATTATGAAGAAATTGTGGATAACGCAAATATAATGAAACAAAATCCAAACTTGATATTAGTAAGAGAACCATTTTTACTTGACGATGAATTGCGTGACAAGGTTCTCAAATGGGTAGAATGGGCAAATAAAGCAGACCCCAAGGAATATGATCCTTTTTATGATAAGGAGAGTGTGTCAAATGAATAAACAAACGATTGTAGTTAATCTTTATGGTCAGCCTTCCTGTGGTAAATCCACAGGAGCTGCTTATATATTTAGTCAGTTGAAAATGAGGGGTATTGACACGGAACTTGCAACTGAAACGGCTAAAGATATAGTATGGGAGCATAATGATACTGCTTTAACTAACCAATTATATATACTTGGTTTGCACTCACAAAGATTTTGGAGACTGAGAAATCAGGTTAGAGTAATTGTAACTGACTCGCCAATCCTATTGACCGAAATTTATAACTCATTTGAAAAGTGTGGTTTTTACCCCTCAAAATCTATTGAAAAGTGTGTAAACGATACCGCCGAAGCGTTTAGTTCTCTCTTTGATAACTTAAACTTCTTTGTTAAGCCTGTTAAAAAATATAATCCAAATGGCAGATTACAAACCGAAATTGAAGCAAATAATATAGGTACACGAATTGAATCAATGCTAATCGAAAAGAATATCCCATATGAAATTATCAAAGGCAACCAAAAGGGGTACGATAAAGCTGTACAACTAATTGTGGATTACATTGACCGAGAGGATAAAATGGATGCTATTAAAGAGGATAGAGAAAGGAATGGATTGAATGTTGTTTGAGGTTTATAAAGACGGACAAGGCAAATTTATGTGTAGTGATACAAGTTGTTTGCCAACGGAAAGCCAGCTTAAAAGCATGAACAAAAATGGGTATGAATTTAAGTTGAACGGTAAGAAAGCAACGCTAAAAAGCGTATTGAAATTGATTGAAAAGTAAATATAGATAATAACAATTTAATATTAGTTAGGTAGGTGTTCATATGAAACCAATGCTTACTCCAAAGGATATTATGGAAATTTTTGGTGTCAGTAAAAACACTGCATATAAAATGGTTAGACAAAAAGGCTTTCCTTCAATTAAAGTGGGAAATAGGTATGTTGTTAGAGAAAGTTCCCTTGAGAAGTGGATTGAAACGAACGAAGGTCGAGAATTTATTTTACTTGAAAGAAAAATTTGAAATTTCATAAAATTTTACCATAAATTTTTTCAAAAACTCTTGACTTTATTCGTTCCATCCGTTATAATAGTCACTGTTGAGTTGAGAACAGACAACATTTTTAAAGTCACAACTGTTGTCAAACTGTTGTCAAATTCAAATTTTGAATTCAAAAAATGTAGTGTTTAAGCCAAAAGTAGGCACTCCGACTAACTGCCTTCTAAGCAGTAGGTCAG